GCCATCAGCGCCCTTGGCACCCGGAACACCATCTTTACCATCAGCACCCTGAATCAACGCCCACTTGCCAGCATAATCTGCCGGATTGTCACTTGGCACGGATGACTTGTTGCTGTAGACCACTGCCATATATTTCTTGTTGGCTGGGAATGCCGACATGTTAGTGCCCTTGTCGTCATCGGCATAACGAAGCCAAGGGTAATATTGAACCGTTTTTGGTATATTTTTAATTTGGTCAGCTAGTTCTCGATAAGCCGGATCAACTTGGCCAGCTTGAATCAGATAGTCTCCAAGCGTTGCCGTCCCTGATTCATTTGAGTATGAATAGGTAAGCTCTAGGACTCTCGCAGAAAGAAAAAGCTGCTCATCTTCATCAACCAGATAAACAGTGTCGCCTATATTGACAGTATCAGGCAGCTTGGCAATGTCGACCTCGTAATTGACTGCTGGATGATTGAACTTCTCCAAGTCAGATAGAACCGATTGTAGAAGCGTTGCTTGAGTAGTAGCTTCATAGGTTTTGTTGCGAGTGATATGAGCGTCAACAGGATTGGTATTAGTGTTAGATAGCAAGCGACTCCAAGTCCTAAGTGCCACTGGGTCTCTTAATACGCCATCACCGCCTAATACGTAACGGCCGTTGGGATCGGTCCAGCGGTAGCCCTTGAGCGTGATAGGATCGTTACTGCCCTCTGGTGTACCTCCGGTACCAGCAATAGCAGTACACAAGTCAGCAATATCACTAGTCGTAACAACCTTATTAAGATCAGTGTCAACACGCAGATAAATGTCCTTGTTGCCGCCGATGTGTTTCCTAATATCAATATACTTTCCGATGACGGACAAGCCTCTGACTTCAAACCGGAAGCTTAGCTCTACACCGAACTGCGTGGCAACTGACAGAATTCTGGTAAGAATAGATGAATCGTCTGAATCCCAGTTCAAAGTACGTGTTAAATCTGGAATCTCGTTGTAGCCGATCACAAATCCCGAATCACCAGCAAAAAGTTCAATATACTGAGCGATTGTCATTGCGCTTGAGGCCGCATAAGCACCAACGGTGCCATTAATTAAATCAATGCTGGCGTCCTCTGCCACAAACGTATTTGTGCCTGCTAGTGGATCATGCTCGGAACTCAGAATGGTTGTCCAAACTGATTCACCAGCACGGCCCTTGAACAAAACAAAATTACCCACCTTAGCCATTTCTTTGACCTGAGCCGACTGATCTGGAGAAAAATGCAGCGTTGCACTGTAGGAGCGGTAGCCACCTTCAACTGACTGATAGTCACCTTCTTGACCGCCAATATCATCAATAGCAATCACTGAACTAGACGCAAGCTCATCAGTTGACGCAATGCCAAGCTGATTGTACTTTCTGTCGGTAAAATAAAAATCAGCCATTACAAAAACGCCTCCTTAAATGCTACTTCTACTTCATATGGCTGTGCCCAAGAAGAACGCTGAGTCAAAATCTGTGTGTCACCCGGAAGCAACCTGAATTTTTTCCAGTCATTATCGATGAGTTGAAGATCAGCATTAATCACACCATTAACCAGTATTTGACGGTTAGCAACATCAATCGTTGCAACGTCTCCAGCGCTAAAGCGATTACTAAGATCAGTCCAATAATCAACGTTAAGCCATTCAATATCCATGTCATAAACGCCCATATCGGGATATGGATAGTTTTCAAATCGCTGAAACCAAAGCGTCGCTCCCGTGATTGGAAGCGACGCTTCTTCTGATGTCAACATGATTGGCGGCATTATCAGCGGTGGATTTCTGGTAACCACTTCAGATGGTTTAATACCGCCTTGAACAATACCAGCAAGCTGCAGATTGAGCGTATTACCAAGCTTGGTCAACTTAGCCTCATAATAACGGCCATTGCTGAAAACACTGCGGTTAAGAGTCTGCTGGAAAACCAGCGTTGATCCCGCAAACACTTGAACATCGACATCATCTTTACCGGCATAGTTTGCTCTGATAATCACCTGATAGGCCACGCCCGTATCATTATCAAGCGTCATTTCAATAGCACCTAAGGCATTCACACTTGAATTAAACTTGTAGCGCCATTTGGCCAGAAAGCTACCGGTATTGCTGCCATTAGATGCATTTGTTGTCTTAAGATGCAGGGAAGGGCCTTCCCAATAGTGCGAATTGGTTGGCAAGAAGACAGGCTCAACTGCGGAACCATCGTCATCGGCATACTTAACCGAACCTTCCATGACATTTTTTTGAGCCTTGATATAGTAGTAATGGCTGTTAGTTTGGCCAGTGTTATAAGCCGCACCAGCTGGCTCTTTATCGAAGCCTTCATATCGAGCAACCTCTGATCGTTTTCGCTCAACGCCATCGGCTTCTTCTGGATTACCAAACTGTAAAACACCACCTTGGCCATTAATGAAGGCAATCAAGCCGTTATCAGCATGCATAGTTGCCGTAATAACTGGCTCAACAGGATAAGTGCCACCATTGTTAACTGTGATGGTGTCGGAATAGTATTCAGGATCAGCTGGGTTAGGCGACCATGGAGTAGGGGCAATACCCACTTCCAACTTTGCTTCTTTGTATCCATATGATCCAGATGCTGAAGTGCCATGGTTGAATGTGTAAACCGTTTGGCACTTGATATTTGCATATTTGCTGTCTGTTGTCACTTTGACAATGCTATATCCACTAGTACCAGCCGATATAGTATTGCCTTGTGCCCATACAATTTGACTGCCACTAGAATCTGAACAGTCCAATTTTGCACACGCATCAAAAGTGGGATTGTCAATCCAAACTCTGAAGCAATAGCTTGTACCAGCCTGAGGGACTACATTTCCAAAAACATGTTCATTCCAGCCGCTTAAGCTTGTAGATGCTAGCTGATTACTTGTCCCCGTAAGCAGGTTCACTGGCACGTCCTTGTATGGCATGTTGTCAGCCGTCTGCGTGGCTACCGAGTGCGCAATGCCATCGGGAACAAACAAAGTAAATGAGGAAGTGATCGCATTCCGGCCTTTAGGAACATCGTCAATATCCGATAAGGTCGCAAGCCAATATTTTGATGGGTCATCATTGAAAGAAACCTGATGGTTCTCACCGTGAAGTATGTCATTCAGCTTATAGAATGCTTGCCGGAACGAAAGATTGTCCGCTGCTGCAAGCCTGTAGCCAACAACAATCTCACGAGAAGGGTTACGAACATACTGGATAAACTCGCCATCTGACTTGCCAATCGTTTGTTTTTCGATTGACTGGCTTAGTAGTTCTCGGCCACTGACTTGTAGCGTGCTATAACCCGGAATCAAGTCTTCAATGTACTGGCCATCTATTAGCATCGCCTCTGCTGGGCGCTGATTATCATCGGAGCCCGTGAAGGGCGTTGTTTCTCTGAAATCATACAAAATTAAAATAGCCCCTTTCGTCGATTGCTCATTCGTGTCATGCGGCTGAGTTCTGTTTGCATTGGGTTTGCGGTTGCACGAGCAACCTCTCGGCCGTCAATGTACAGTGGAACCTCAATCGTTTGCTTACGAGTGTAGTTGACATCAAGATTTGAAGCCAAGTTTGCTCCATGAACGCCATTGTTGAGAGACTGTAATGATGAATTAAGTGAAGAGTCATCAATAGCTGGCATCGTGACAGCGGCACTATCAGCAATAGCTTGTGCCATGCTCGAAACGTTCCTTTGGACATTTGAGAACTTGTCAGTAAGCCCTGCATTTAAGCCATTCATGATGGCGTTACCAGCAGGTATGAGCAGCTTGGCATCGTAACTGATTGGGCCTTTATGCTTGCGAATCCAAGAAGCAATACCACCAACAAAGTTTTGAACCTTACCCCAAGCGGCTTTTAATCCGCTGAAGAAGCCATCCATGATGGCGCGTCCAGCGTCAGCCAGGCTAAAATTACGAAGTGCATTGAATGCTCCTTTGATGCCATTAACTATTCCACTTACCATGCCAGTAAAACCAGACCATACAGCCTTTGCACCATTAAAAATACTAGTAGCAGCTCCGATCACAATAGACTTTATGTTGCTCCAAGCTGATGAAAAAAATGATGTAATTCTGTTCCACAATCCGGAAAAGAATCCGGGAAGTGCGTTCCAAATTCCCTTGGCTGTGCTGACTGTTCCGCTCCATAGTCCTGATAAGAATGAAACAACACTGTTCCATACGCCTTCAGTGGTAGACACAATACCGCTCCATAATCCGCTGAAAAATGACGAAAGCGCACTCCAAATAGCGGAAGCGGCAGATACTGCACCATTCCAAATCCCCTCTAAAGTTGAAATCAAAGCATTCCAAACAGTCATTGCATAGGTTTGAATAAGGCTCCAAATACCGGAGAAATACGTAACAAGGCCATTCCAAATCTGACCAGCGGCGGAAACGATGCTGTTCCAGATAAGCTGAAGATCAGCACTTAACTGTGTCCAATTTGCAGTAAGCAAATCAATGACAATAAGAATGGGACCCATAATAACTGCTTTAAGCATGTTCCAAACACCGGTAGCAACTAGGACAATCCCATTCCAAATTGTCGTCAGGGAACCACCAAAGGTTGACCATATGGCAGTGGCTACTGCAACTATTCCATTCCACAGAGTCGTGAAGAATGTGGATAGCGCGTTCCAAACTGCCGTTGCTGCAGTAACAGCACCTTGCCAGATAGCTGAGAGTGTGGTTGTGAATGCTGTCCAAGTAGCTGATGCCGTGGTCGTAATCCCAGTCCATAGATTGCTGAAGAAACCTGTAATGCCGCTCCAAGCTGTCTGAATACCGCTAATTGCTGATGTAAATGCGTTCGATATAGCATTCCAAACAGTTTGCGCAACTCCTACAAGTCCTTGCCAAGCTCCTTGTAACCACGAAACAAATCCCGACCACAGTTTTTGGCCAGTCTTGGTTTGGGTAAAAAAGTACACCAGACCAGTAACCACTGCTGCAATCCCAGCAATCAAAAGTACCCACGGATTCATGCCTAAGATCAATCCGAATGCTTTCCATACACCACCAGCCGTTTTTACGATAGTCCCGAAGTTAGTTATAACGGATATAACGCCTCTAATAGGGCCAATCATTTTAGAAAAAACACCGAGAACGCTTGAAAATCCGCCGATGGCTAATCCAATTACTTTGAAGGCCCCGACAGCTCCAAAGATCGCCGCAGCAAATGATTTAACGATGTCGTTAGCAAACGCTGCTTTAACAATAGCTGCAATTGGCTTCAAAACAGCGACAACCCCAGTCAAAGCAGTTTTTATTCCGTTAAAGATTCCTTCCCACGGAAGATTGGAAAGAAAATCGCCGACAGCAGTTAGTGCCTCCATAGCGGCAATACCAAAATCAGTAATGATTTCTTTGGATACTTCAAAATACTTTGAAATGTCGTTTCCACTGAACACTTTTCCGAATGCACTTCCAACGCTTTTGACAACGCTGACTAAGTTCACGAAGGCGATATTTGCAATGCTGCCAACTAGAGACCAAACGGTTTGAAGATAACTTCCCCATTCTTTAAAGATTGATATAATTCCAGCCATGGAACCGCCATTACCTAGATTGCTTAGTTGTGTCTTAATATTCAAAATCAATGCCGAAAACGGAGAAAAGAAGCGACCAATTGAAGCAAGAACTGAATCGAAGTTCATGGCTCCGATCTTATCAATAATGCCGCTAATAGCTCCGATAGCGATTTTAGACATTGCCTGCCATGCAGGCTGAAGCTTGTTTGCCAGTGTTTCCTGAAGGCCGTCCATTGCCTCGCCTACTGTTTTGTAACTCGTGGCCATCTTCTGGAAAGCCTTGCTGTTGCCTGCCTTTTCGATACCATCAAAGAACTGCTGCGTGCTTACTTTGCCGTTTTGAACATTCTGAACCAGTTCTTTGGTGCTCATGCCCATTGCTTTAGCAACGGCTGCCATACCTGCTGGAGTCTGTTCAAGCATTAGACGGAAATCAGCCCATTGCACCATTGGCTTTGCGGCCATTTGTGTGCCTTGTTCCATCAAGGTCTTCATTGCCTGCTTAGGATCGTCTGTGGCAGCAGCTAGGCCGCCCATACCTTTAACAAGGTTGCCAACTCCTTTTACACCTACTGACGCAAACTGTGCATAGGCAGAAGCCATGTCAGAAGAACTGTAGATGGTCTTTTGTGCGTAACTTTGCAAGGACTTTTCAATTGTTGAGATTTCTGCGGGCGTTTTGCCGAGGAACTTCATGTTGCTCTCGAACGTTTGCCACGCCTTGCTGGAAGCATCAAGTTCACCAGCCATGCTTTTGACGCCTGTACCAATGGCACCCACAACCTTAACTAAACCAATCGCACCAGCAATCTTGCTCACAGTTGATACAAAATTACCCGCTGGCTTTGTCGACTTTTCAAAGCTATCGCCGACCTTTGACGCAGAACTCGCGATATTATTAAAAGTCCCCGAAAAGTTGCGGTCAACGGCGGATAAAATTGCTTGAACACTAAAACTTTCAGCCATGTGCTCCCTCCTTTCTTTCAGATAACGGAATAATTTTGCCTTCGCGCTTCAAACGCTGAAATTCGGCCATCCGTTTTGCGAACACTTGTGCTCTCGTTTGTTTGAGCTCGGTTTTGCTCATCTGTGACACTTCATAATTGGGCTCATAATTTGATCGCACGTTATCAATAGCTGCTTTCTTGTCAAAGAAGTCATCAAATGTCTTGAACTTCGGCTTAGGATTCTTGCTACCGGTTGTTGCCTGTACTTGCTGGTTCATCCATGCTTGCTGTGCAATTTCGTTCTGTCTGTCGACTTGCTTAAGCTGATAGGCTTCCATGCGAAGTTCGTATTCGACAAGCGTCATGCGTTCAATGTCTCTAATGTTATAAAAGCCTAGATAGGCAAAAGCGTTTAACAATATTTCGTGATATGTTTCTTCACTACTCTTTTGAACGCTTTCGTCCTCATCTAGGCCTTCATGTTTTTTGCTACTGCTTTTACTGCGTTAGCACTGTTCATTTCATTTGCAACTTGCTTAAATAGAGAGTCTAAGTCCGTGTTGCTGTCAATAAAGTCATCGACTTCGTTAGCTGACGGACGTTTCTTAGATGTCACGGTAGCTGAATAAATGGTGTCTGCTAAAACAGCAGCATCGTATGCATTCAGACCAGCTAGTGCCTTTGCAACACCCATGCCAAAGTTAATGCCATGCATGACGGCACCCATATTCTTATCCATTTCGCGAACAAAGCGGACACCAAAGTTGAGTTCGTATTCTTTACCGTTAATGGTTAATTGCATGATTTAAAATCCTTTCTTTTAAGCCGCCCGGGTTTCACCCGTACTGTGACTTTCTTAGGCGACTGATTGACATGGTTACTGGGCGCTGATATTCGCCCCATCAGATGTAGGGCCAACGCTAACCCCACTTGGGGCCGCTATTTTGACGTGGTTGTGGTGGTTGTTGTTTCGCCTGAAACGCTCGTACCTGGATCTTTATCAGAATCCCACTGGACACCACCACCGGTCTTGTCAGTATCAGTGACCTTGCCAACCCCAAGGAATACGTAATCGACCTGTTCCTGAGTTTCGTCATCGAGAGTTGTCCATCCGCGTTTAGGCGTGCCATTAACTGAGAATGTGACATCGCGAGTAGAGTGATCATCAGGATCATTGTCGCTGCTATCTTCTTGCACCGTTACCTGCATATACCATGCAAGATACTTACCTTCAGCGTTCTTGCGTTTGCGGTAGAGAATCCAAAAATCGAGCAGTTCACCGTCAAACAGTGAGTCGTACATTACGTCTGCAATTGCGGCTGTGTTATTAAGAAATTCGACTTCAAGATCGGTACTTGCCGAGCTTCTTGTTGCTACATTGCCGTCCTTGGTAACAGTGGAATCACTGTCAACAGACGGATCAAAGGACAGCGAAGTCTGCCAAGGAATAACTTGGCCGCTAACCGTTGCTTGATCGCTATGTTTGCGAGCCAAGGCAACAACGTCCATGCCTTCTAGCACTTTTAATTCATTTGCCATGTTATGGCCTCCTATAAAA